TGCTTCTTCATTACTTCATTTATATCTTTTTCTTTGCAAGTGGATGGCCAGATAACAACATTAACCCCCATTTTAACAAGTTCGAAAAGAATTTCAACAGTTTGTTTATTTCTTGGTTCATTGTCCAAAATGAATATTCCTTTTGGATATTCTTTTGCCATGTCAATAAATCCGCTGCTACCCAAACATGCAACAGAATTATCAACAAACATACTGTCTATTGGCCCCTCAACTATATAAAATGGTTTTCTTTGATTCAGTCTATCAATACCATAAATTAATTTAGTATCTTCTGTCTTTCTTAATGTAATATACTTTGGGACATTTTTCTTTGGAAGTTTAGAAAGTGTTCTCCCTTGAGCTCCAATTATATTTTCATCTTTATCTCGAATCAGAATGATAATTCGTTCTTCTTGTGCTAAACTATAATGGGATTGAAATTGTTTTGCAAATGCACCAAAATCATCAGTATATCCTATATCACAAAATCTATTTTCCGGTATTTGTCTTTCTTGTATGAAAGCAGAAATATGTTCATCATCTACATTGTTTTTTGCAGATTTGAAATTATTTAAGCTATCAAACTTGATATCAGAGGTGAATGGATATATTTCTTCTTTTTCTGGCTTCTTAAAATTAGAATTACCGTTTTCGCCGGATCTATATCGTTCTAAAGCATACTCTTTGCATAATGGTAGAGATATCTTCTCTAAGAAATTATGCAAATTATGACCTATACCACAATTATGACATTTGTAGAAGAAATCATTTCCCTTTTTAAAGAAATAACCTCTTGCTTTTATTTTGCTTCTGTCCGAATCTCCGCACAGAGGACATCGGCAATTTGCGAGATTGTCTTTCTTCCATTTGAATTTCTCCAAAAGAGAAGAAACCATATTGATGTATTTTTTGTCTATATAAGTTGACATTATATCTTCCAAGAATCAAACTTCTTTTGGTCTTTGAAATTTGGAGTTTGCTTTCTTTCCTTTGAGAAGAAATCCTCTTTCTTTTGACCACTCTCGGCAATATATCCTTGATCTTCTTTCTGAACATCAAATAATTTCATTTTTGCTCGGTTGATTCCAACGATAAACTTTCTATTCTTTGCTTTATCGTTATACCGATTCTTCAATTGTTTCACCATTATCTGATTAAGTTCATCAAGTTCTTCTGTAGATATAAGGGCAAACATGAAATCGCAAGTTGCAGGCAATCCAAACGATTCTGAAGTGTTTTCCAAATCAACATCAGTATTTGAATATCCTGCACGATTAGTTTGTGTTGCACTGAATATAGGAACATTGTATTCAATCGCAAGACCTCTCAATTCCTCGGCAATCGATTTAACATACTCGTATGAGTTTACATTCTTTGCGCCTTTGAATCTAGAGGAAGAACAAATATTCAGATAGTCAATAAAGATAATATCAGGTTTAAACTTCTTCTTTAGTTTCAACTCATCTAGAAGAAATCTGAAGTGATTGGCATTTGCAACACCCGTTGGATATTCTTTGATGATCAACTTTCCGGTAACTCCTGCGGCAGCAGATTCTACCTTCTTCTCGTATACCGTTTTTGTCAAATCCTTAAGATCGTCCAGATTCACATCCAAGAAATTTGCATCAATTCTTTCTGCAATTCTCTCTTCTGCCATCTCACAAGTAATATACAGAACATTCAAGTTTTGCTTCAAACAGCAAGCAGCATGATGGCATAAAAATAAAGACTTACCAACACCCGTACCTGCCATGACGATGTTCAGAGTCTTGGGTGCAATTCCATCCTTTGTAATTGAATTGAAGTATTCCAAATCGAACGAAATCTTCTTTTCGGTGATATGATAAAAATCATATCGCTTAGAATAATCTTCGATATAATCGTGACCAATATTAGGATCAAACGAAACCGCCAATGCTTTGCTTAGTATATCAGGAATAGATCCGGCACTTTGCTGTGACTTTCCATCAATGATATTAACAGATTCCATGATTGCATTATAAACTGCTTTATCTTTGCAAAAGGTTTCTGTTTCCTTTGTTAGCCAATCAACATCAACAGGATCGGAATCTTTCGATATACTCTCAATGATTTCAGATATCTGCTTTACTTCATCGTCGCTTACTGATCGATTCTTATCAATGATAATGAACAGTGCCTCCTTTGTGGGGAGGCTATTATACTTCACAATATAATCTTGAATCGTTTCAAAAACAAATCTCTCTGAACGATCATGAAAATAATCTTTGATTAGAAATGGCGTCACTCTCCGGGAGTAAGACTCATTTTTTATCAGGTTGTGAAGTATAATCTGTTCTATGCTGTTCATTCAGAATCTCCAGTATCTTCTTCAGCCTTGGTTGAACCGTAACAGAATTCTTTATTTGCTGCCTCATTAATCTTGTTAAGAAGTTCTTTTGTAAAATATTTTTCAGGTGATTCATACATTTGCTTCTCAAAAATTTTAGATCCATCAAGAAGTTCCACTCTTCCCGATGTCTTCTTCAGTATACCATGTTCAACTGCCAAGTCAACAAGACCGTAATAAGGATCAAGGCCTGTTTCATAATTCAGACGCACATCTACCATTTTGTTTTCTTTGGTAAATCTTCCCTTGTTTAGACGGCAGTGAATGATATTTCCAACAACTTCACCATCGGCATTCTTATCTTTCTTCTTTGAAAGATAGATTATGATTGATGCTGCATACTTCAATCCTGCACCGCCGCCCATTTCCTTGGTAGGAACATATGCACCAATAACATCATAAGTGTGATTGGTAAAAATCATCGGAATATGTGCAACACCAAGTTTAACTGTGAGAACTCTAAAGGTTGACTTAATTACTTGGGAGCGAGTCATATCACGAACTTCTTTGCCTTCGGCAGTGTCGCTCATTTCTTTTGAGGTAGACAACATACCAAGAGAATCAAGAACCATCATTGTCTTCTTTCTCTTGTCTACTGGCATTTCCAAATACTTGTCAACGATGGTAATTGCCTGTCTGCGGAATTCTTCTACCGTCGAAACCGGAAATACTGCAACTCTCTTTGGATCGATTCCACGCGAACGGAACATCTCGGAAGTTACTGCTTGCTCGGAATCAAAGTAAAGAACTACTGCTTCGGGATTGTCGTTTAAAAACTTAGATATCATTCCCATAGTAATATAAGTTTTACCAGTTGCTTGCTCGCCTGCCAATGCAACAATTTTATTATCTGGCAGTCCCTTGTAAATATCACCAGAAACTAAGCCATTCAAGATGTAACAACCAGTATCGACATATGCACTAACATCGCTTCCTTCCAAACCATCATCGACTACGGAAGCAAACTGATTACCAGACTCTTTAATAAATGTTTTCAAAAAATCGCTCATATTTTCTCCTTATGAAAATAAACTTTCCAATGTGTTCTTCTTTTCGTAATTCCAACCGATAACATTCAAAATACTGGATAGGGGATCTAGAAACGACTTTTCAAATTGAGTTCCATAATCAATGTATCCCTCCAATTCAAATTCCTTTGGCAACTTAGAAGGAAATGCAATGATTTGATCTTCGCCTTTCATTCCGCCAAGTGGATTTGGTTTCTTCAAGTGAAGATATTTAATTTTATCTCCCTCTCCAATTAATTTATACTTCTTATCAAGACCATTCTTGTTGACATGGTGATTATAAATTAACGCACCCTTGACCGCAATGGGAGTAGACTTCTTGTATATGTAATAACTGTCCTTGTACTTATCCATACCGTTTACGCTTCTAGGAAACGCAATCTTCTCGGCAGGATAACTATAGAAGTCTTTTTTTACCGTTTCAATGAATGTAATTAGATCGTCTTCTGTTTTATTCAGAATAATATCAATTGCCAATTTTAAGTTGTCACGGACAACCTCTGGCGTAGAACTGCGAGTGGTTTCAATTCCCTTGATTTTTAATTTTGGTTGAGAATATCGTACTCCTTCGCTATCCCATACATTCAACATATACCGTTTCTTTGCAGTCCAAATTCCCTTGTCTGCAATTACTTCTCTACCCATAACCATTTTATTCTCATATGCATTCATCTTAAGAGCAAGTTGATCGAACTTCTTCTTGATAAATGGCAGAATAATCGTATTTGCAGCCTTGTCCAAAAGAGCCACAGTATCCTCTGTATTTTTGTTCTTTGGTATGAATTTGTCAACAAATGCGCCCATATTCAAATACACAGAATCTGTGTCGGATGCTATGACATAATCTATATCTGTTGTTTCTAGGGTTTTATTCAAAAACGAATTCAGTTCATTCATAATATACTGAATCGACAATTGACCCGACAATGTAATAGCCTCTGCAACTTCGGTGCTATAATAACGGAAATACTCATTTCCAATTGCGCCGTATGCAGAATTCAATTGAATCTTCTTCACCAACTGAAAGTTATGATATTGTGAAATATCATATTCAAGTTTATGTTGTAAATCCAACAGTTC